CACGCCTGTTCATACTCATTTCACGGTCAAAATTTTCATTAGCATTAGGTGGTACTACGAATTGAACATTACCTCCGTCTGTTACCTCGAAGACTCTTCCGCCCGTGTTATTAGCCGCTGTCTTACCTTCTACTTTACCAGCTATCATTAGGATAGGTTCGCCAAATTTCTTGTTACTCTCGGAAAAGTAGGTGCGTTGTTCTTCGGCTATTTCAATGAGGTGCTGTACGGATTCCCATTCGGGTTTGTCTTGCTGGTATAGTACTACGGGTATTTTGCCGATGATATTAGGTTTTACCTCAGTAGTAGTTTGTCCGTTTTCAGTAGTGAAAGTATATACCTCCTCATTGGTAAATGCTTGTAGAATGGTCTTTTTGTTGTCTTTGGTAGTGCTTTCAACAGCAAATGAGACAAGATTATCGTTATCGTCAAAGCGTGGATATAGCTTATACTTTTCAGGTGATAGCACCTTGTGGCGCAATAGGAATTGAGAGTATACCCCATATTGCTCGTTAGGCTGCTCTTCTAAATACCACAATTCAGCTACTTGTGTGTATCGCTTCACCTCTGTACATATTTTGCTATCTGAAAAACTCATTTTGTTTGACTTGATGACCTCCTGAAAGGCTGTAAAAAGAGGGCTTTCTTCAGCTGTGTACTTATAGGGTATAGCGGTTTGAAACATCGTAGCGATTTCGACAATGCGCTTTTGGTAGGGCAGCCCTATGCGATTGAGGGAGCGGGTGCGCTTTTCAAATCGTGGTTTGCCTTGGCTATCTAATAGGGGGTTGCCCACTTCGTCAGTGAGGGGTATCATTATCTCGGGGTCGGGATAGCGGTGCTTGTTGGTGAGTATTTCGTGTTTCTTAACATCGTATTGTCGTTGGAATTGCGAAATATCTATTGGAGTTACCCCTTGTTTAAAATCTTCGGCGTTTTTGGTGTTTTGTTGTGTTTCTGTTATTGTATTATTATTCATTTTTGGGTATTTTTGTGTGTTAGGTGGCTCTTAGATGGCTGTAAGGTGGCTGTAAGGTGGCTTTGTGTTCGGTTAAATCATTGAGGCGAGTTGATATAGGTTGTTATTAGTGCCGCTTAGTAGCTTCATTGTGATATAACGAATAGCATCTATAGCGTGGTTGTGGTTATCTATGGGTATACCTGCCTTTTTATCGTTCCAAGCGTAATTTTTCAGCTCTTTCTTCACATTGAAGCTGTGAGGCGTTACCATTAACTTGTAATTGAGCATTGTGGTTATGCCAGCCGATACGCTTCCTGCTCCTTTTTCGCAAGGCTCTATATTTAGCCCTTTGTCTCTTAGGTCTGCAATTAGGCGAGGTTCAGCACTATCGGCTACGATAAGGTCGTCAGGGCGGTCAATGAGGTTGCTATTGAGTTGATATAGTCCGTCAGAGGATAGTTGCTTGTTGTTATAGTATTTTTCGTCTATGTAAATAATTTTTCTTCTCTTATCTACCGCTACCTTAATGAGTGTATCAGGGTCGATACTGAAGCCGTAATCTTGTCCGTAACCATAAGGAAGTGAGGTGTCAAACTCGCCCTCTTCCCAATCGGTGAATATGACCCCTTCGGATACATCAGCCCAGCGTCCTATGATTTTTTGTGCGTATTTGGTTTTGTTGAACAAGGATTGAGAAAAATTGCCTTGCTCATCGGTGGCTTGTGCGAGGCTTTGGGCTTTTATCTCCTCAATCTGCTTAAAAAACTGCTCATTGAGGTTTTCTGCATTATCAAAGTAGGTGGTGTGGATATGCAATACATCAGGGTGGGTGGATATTTGCACCTCAACACCGTCAATCTTTATTACCTTATGAGTTTTTTCAATGTACTTCTTATAAATGAAATGCTCGGCATTGGAGGGGTTCAGAATAAGGATAACCCGCAATTGCTTGCCTTTCTGACGAATTGAGAGTATTAGCTTTTCGTAATCTTCCTCTGATAGCCATTCTTCCATTTCATCGCCTACGAAGGTGGTAATACCGTGTAATGATTTTAGGTTAGCCGTTTGATTTCCTGATGAGGTTTTAATACCCTTAAAGAGTATTTCAGAGCCTGAAAAGGTGTTTTTGATGGCTGTTTTAGTAATATTAAAATACGCTTGTGTACCCTCTGCTTCTATCTTTTCCTCAAACTCTGGGATAATAGAACTATGGGCGGATACCATTGTGTAACGGCTGAATAGTATCTTATGCCCTGCTTCAAAAGATAAGCGTTCGAGGAAGGTGGAGGCTGCAAAACTTTTTCCGCTGCCTCGACCTCCTGAAAGGATAGTGATGAACTTATCTTTATTCAGATATAGGGGGTTATATACGAGTTGCGTTTTAATCATTACTTTTACTGTTGCTTTTGAGCCATTGGGCGATGTCAATGCTGCCTTGTACGGATACTTCGTCTTTGATGCCGTCATCGGTTTTGAAGGTGGATAGTACAGTTTGCATTGCTGTCATACGGGTACGATAATCAACGGGGACTTCACGGAATTGATTGGGTATTACTGTGCCGTCTTCATCAGTAAGAGGCTCACGGATAACGCCCATAATGGCAATAACAGATACCAAGTTAGATACATCGTTAAAGGTACGTGCTCGGTAGGCTTTTTGTACCATTTCCAACTCTGGGTTTTTACGAATACGCCCATATACAGATGGATAGGTAACGCCAAGTATTTCGGCTGCCTTAGTAGGTTGTCCGTTGGCTTTGATAAGGGCTTGTTTTAGTTCCTCATCGGTGTATTTTTCGTTATCTATTTTCTTACGGGGTTTCATATCAAAAGTTATTAAATGTTATTAGTCTATGCGTTCTACCTTTGCCGATAGTGTTTCCCCTTTTATCATTTTAAATTCAGGGTCAAACCCCATACGGAGCATAAAAGCTTCTTTGTTTTTCCAGTTATCAAATGAAAGCGTTACGTAAGCATCTAAATTTTGGGCTTTTTCAATAGCTTGCTGTTTGATAGCTTCTTTTGCATCTTTGACTTGTTGCTTTTTCTCTTCATTGGATATTTCTCTCTCAATGTCTTTTTCTTGCTTTATGGGAGCGTATGTATTTTCTATAGCTTGTGATAGGTCGGGTACTTCAAAGGAAGAGTAATCAACCGCATATAGATTGAGGTCATAATCATCAAGCCCTGCATTGAGGTAATCAATATCAGGAATGAGCGAGCGCATTAGTTCTTCGTCAAGTTCGGTACGCGAGCGTGTTTGAAATATATTTTGTTCCTTTTCTGTTTTAAGGTCAAAAGACACTTTTTCTACTTTGATTGTGTAGTCAGTTTCTGGTGTACCATCGTACTTGTGTATAATATCAAGTGACATTACTCTTTTGTGTCCATCTACAAGGTTTGAGGTTTGCTCATTCCAAATTATACCACCTAAAAATCCTACGTTTTTGATGTTTTTACGCATTTGTGCGATTTGCTCATCTGTATGCTTTTTAGGATTGAATGGAGCAAAGTTTATTTGTGAGCGTTGTATAGTGATTGTTTCACTTTGCTTGTATAGTTCCTTTTGTGTTTTTGTTTTTTTGGTCATAGTCAAATAGTATTTTTTCAGATAATGGATAAACATCTAATATTTTTTGCAAGTCATTAGGGTAATGCTTACGTAGGTATAGATATACATCAAGGTCAAAGGTTATTCCGTTACTTTTTTTATTGCTGTATTGTATGGGTTTAGGTAATCGGTTGTTACTGATATATCGAAGTACGTCTTTGTCTTTCCATAGAGAAAAAGGATACACGAGTTTTGTAGGTGAAATGGCTTGCATTTCGTATTGTCGTAACATTATACGCCTATTCATACTATCAGACTGTTTCATTCCTAAGAATACATATTCAATTTGTGTTTCGAGGCGTACTGATTGTATTATGTCGGATAGTTTGAGTATACGTGTATTTTGAGGAGTACAGAATAACCCTGATTTATTGATATAAGTAAGGGCGTAATGAGGTCTCTGTATAAATGATATGTTAGGGTATTGCTTTTTTGAGAAGTTTATGAATTTATTGATATGTTCAAGGTCTTTTACAAAGTACATAAATACGCATACTACTTCATCGAAGTTTTGAGCGCACCAGTGTAGCAGTGCGATGCTGTCTTTGCCACAAGAATAAAATAGCAAAACACGGTTAGTTTTAGCCTTAACCGTGTCTATTACTTGCTGTGTGTGTTGGTAGATATTCATAGGTTATCCTGCTGAAAGTCCTGCTTGTTTTCTAAAAGCAGCATATATGTTTCGCCTACGTTGTTGTACTGACAACGCTTGACCTTTTTGATTTCTACCATATCGGGCTACTCGACTAATGCCCGATAGTTTGTTAATTTGTTTTTGGATTTGTGTCTTTCTAACTCAGCTGAATGTTTTAAAGGGTTATTAAATATTTTTCTTGCTTAGCACCTTGCCTAATGTATAAACCATTTGGGCTTCGATGTACTCTTGTCCATATTCTTCGTAGGTGATTTCTTCACCATTTTCATCGACGGATAGTTCTATTTCAGAGTTGGTGATTTCGATAACGACTTCAGGGCGGTTGGTTGCATAACCGTTGAGAAACTTAATAGCATCGTACTTTACAGGCTGAAGCCACTGGTCTTCATCTTCAGCCTCTGGATTTTGAATAATGTACTTATCGGCATTCTTTGGTCGAATTTCTCGATACTCTTTTGTTTTTGTCCCTGATAGAATATCTTCTAAATAAGGGCGTTTGATTTGTAATGTTAATATTTTCATATTGCAATATTTTATTAGTTGCGGGGGCTGGACTCGAACCAGCGACCTCGTGCAAGTTAAACACGCAAGCTAGCCTACTGCTCTACCCCGCTGATAAGGCAAAGGTACGGCGATTATTGCTATATTGCTTGCTGATAGTTTGACATTTTTTTGACATTTTTTTGCGTGGTGCAAATATAGTGATTTTATGCGATGCTCACAAGGTTGAACTTCTTAAAACAGCGATATTCGTGGCGCTCGGTGTCAAAGTATACTTGTACAGTATTATTGCTTTTTCGGTTATGCTGGGTAGGAGGTAGTAAATCGGGGCGTAATGTACCCCACGCTTCACGGGTTGTGCCATCTACTTTTTGAAAGTAGAAGCGTACGATTTGGCTACTCATTTTGGCTTTTAGTTTGATATTTGCCCACGCTTTTTTGAGGCATTCGCTGAATGATAGCCCTGTTTGGCGTGCAAACTGCCAAGCAAGGGTAAAAACGTTCTTTTTGTCGGTATTTTTCATTTTGATTTATTTTTTAATAGTTTTTGCCATTGTCCATAAGTGTAGAGACCATATTTCTTTCTTGCCTCATTAATTGAAATATCGAATTTTAAAACTGCTTCATTAAGAAACTTCTTGTAATCGTAACAAGTAGGTAATATATCTTTCATTTTGATATTGCTTTAAAATGTTATTAAATTGAGTTTAAAAGCAGTTTAAAGACTTGCTTAGGTCTGATTGTTTTACCACGCCCAAAATGAATAATCGTGCGCAAAACCTATCTTTTTTGCCTGCCCTGTAGGTAGAAAGATTATGTTTTTGATAAACTTCACTTTTTTAGGCTCGTAGCAGTTGTAAACATCTGTTAGTTCTTTGCGTGCTTTGCGTTTGAGGCTGTTAGACCATTGTTGTAATTTTGTAGCCATTGTTTTTGTTTTTTTTAGAATGTTAGACTGTCTTTTATCGTTTTTAGTGCTGCTTTGAACTCTTTTTGAGTACAGGGGGTAAAAGCACCTTGTGCAATTGATAAGTAATAGCCTTTTTTTATTTCTGAAACTATTACTTCATTTTTATCATTGAGAGCAATATAAAAGTAATTACAAATTGCTTTGCTGCCCTCTGATAGTACTTGTACATATACTAATGTATCATTTTCAGTTACTTTTTTGTAAATGTTACCTGCTTTGAGGTCTTTTAATTCTAATGCTTTCATACTATTAATGTGTTTAATGTTATTACTTGTTCTATCATTTTGACAGTGCAAAGGTATGACTATTTTTACATATATGCAAATTTTTATATACTTTTTTTTATATGTTTTTGTAATTTACTTTGTAAGTGATTGATAGTAAGCACTTATGCAAATAATACTTTTTTTAATTATTTTGCTATATCAATTATTTTATATACTTTTGCAGCGTTAATGTAATTAAAATTATATATGATAGATTATAACTATATCACTAAAAAGATTAAAAGCAAAGGGTTTAAACTTGCTGATGTAGCAAACACGCTGGGGGTACAATATCAGACGCTAAACAAGAACCTTAAAAACAATTCCCTTGATACTATTCAAAAAGTATCAGAGGTTATAGGGGTTTCATTTTTTGAATTGTTACTGCCTCCTGAAGGTTTTACTCACTTTTACGATGAACAAGGTCGCTGGCTGGGGATAGTAAGAAAATACCCATACCAGCAGGATGCAGTGAAAGAAGAGGTTGAGGAATAAAAAACTACCGCCTCATCACTGGGGCGGTAGCAAATTGAAAAACATAATAAAAATGAGAAAAATACTATAAAAAAGAATTAGTTAGGACGCTTAGACTTTTTCATTAGGTTTATTAGTACTCTTTCCGAGTTTTTAAAACATTGATTGTACTGTGTGTTTTTATCTGCAAGGGAATGCTGGTGGAGATAGTAGGTTACACTGGTACGGGATACCTGTAGATAGTTAGCTAAATCCTCTTGTGTGCAGCGAAAATGCTTCTTTGCTAATCCGCAAAATAGTTTCTTTAAGTCTGATTGGCTAAACTGTTGCGTGTCTGTGACTGTTTCGAGGGCTTTTTTTATATTGTCAAACATAGGAATTAGGTTTTATGGTTAAATCTTTTTAGGTAACTTTTCTATTTTAGGAGCAAAATAATCACCAACGCTAATGTAATCTTCTACTACTTTCTGAAACTCCTCAAAGGTGTAGCATACGGCGTAGGTATGCCCCAGTGCGATGACTTTCTTCTGGAAATCTTTTTGGTTTTGCGTTTGGCGATTGCCTTTGAC